TGCCAAGACCAGAGTAGGCTGGGCGACAACAGACTGAATGGTAGATTTGGAAGCGAGGCGAGCGGATCGACGAGGGGCAGACATGGTCGATAGAGATTTTTGTAAGAGATATAGGATGTAGATCAATTTCAGACTAGCTAGATAGAACCAAAGTAGGTTAAAAAAGGAGATAACGTAGTTTACTTATGAATCTTGGATCCAACTTGGTCCATCACTCGATAGAATAGCTCTTGATCGAAATCGATTTCATACATTTCGAGATAGTCAACGATTGCAATGGATTGATTGAAAAATTCTGCGAAGAATCGTTGGTTCGGCTCAAATGTGTATCGGGACAGAAAATCCATATGCTGATCCATTTCTTGGAAAACTCGATGGATGAGTTCGAGCTCTTTTGTTACAATCGGTTCAACCGTGATTTGATGTAGAAGTGTCTTGATAACCGTGATAATCCGATTTCGCTTGACAATGTAGTCATAGATTTTTTCGGGTTTCTTTTCTTTGGAAACGATAACTGGCTCTGGCTTGGAGCCACTCGGAATCTGTCGTCCCGAACGAAGTTGCATGGTTGGATTTGTTTAGGTAAACAAAACAAATTCAATTTATATCTAGTGTAATTAGGATGTCTAGTAAAAAATTGAAATTATTTTTCTATTCTACAAAAAACGATGAACGCGGTCGTTTCAAAATCTACCCAAAAGTTTCAGCTGTTTATAGATGAGCAGCAGGATATCCTCCTAAAAAAAAAGAAAGCCCGAATGATGAGCATTTATGAAGAAATATCCCCAAAAAAGAAAGATGATCCGGTTCTCGCTCGTTTCTACGAGCTCATCCATACCGACATTGGATCAATAGAAATAATGTCTCTCGTATACAAGTTGCTGCATTGCCCTTCCTAAAATGATATTTATGTTTGCTTTGTAAGAAGCGACTCTGTATGCCTTCGAAGAAGCGGCTCTGTATGCCTTCGAAGAAGCGGCTCTGTATGCCTTCGAAGAAGCGACTCTGTATGCCTTCGAAGAAGCGACTCTGTATGCCTTCGAAGAAGCGACTCTGTATGCCTTCGAAGAAGCGACTCTATATACAAAGTAAACCTAATCACTAAAGAATAGGTTGAATTTATACATTTTTATTTTTGTAAGCCTTAGTAGAGTTAGCGGCGCATGTCTTGTTCGACAACAACTTCCTGTCTCGAATATCGAATGTCTTGGACGCCCATCGCGATCAAGCTTCCTCCAACAAGAAGACCTGTCCCGATACCGTAGCAGGCGCAATAATTGTTTCGCTGCTTGAGAAATTCTTCCTCGGCGCATCGGCATTGTAAGCATGCCATGGCGGTCATTCCCACGCCAATGACAAGGCTAACAGGTATCACGACTGGAACGGCAATGGCTCCACCAACGATCTTTCCGCAGCCACACAGGCATCCATCGGATTTCGTCGTCGCGGTTTTGGCAGGTGTATTCATGGTGCTGAATGTAGTTTTGTCTAGCTTGCTATAAATGTAGTCAATTTTTACGAGTGTAGGCGAGTCCTACCCACAAAGCAAGGCTAGTCACGCAGACTACCTCCTTTTTATGATTTTTTAGTTTAATTTGTGGATTGGCGCGAATTACATTGCATCTCGGTGTTGGTCGCAGAAGTGGGCGAAGGCGTCGAGCTCGTCGACAATTCCACCGCATCTCTTGGACTCGGTGAAGGAGCACTCGCAGGTGATGATCACGAGGTTGTCGCTTTGGGTGGCGCGGACGGTCCTTTCATTCGGGCACTTCCAGGTGCTGTTGTTGATCTTGTTGGCGAAGGTGAAACGCTTGTCCTTCTCAGTGAAGGCGCGGGGCTTGCGAGGCATGGTTTAGTGGTGGATTTGGCTAGGTATCCGGATAAGCTAGTCAATTTTGTACTAGGTTAGAGGATACAAAGTAGATAAATGGTACTTAACTTACTTCTTGTTCTTGAGGACATCGGCGAACGAGATGCCTGGTTTTTGAGCAGAGTTGGCGACCATTTTGGTGAACCCCTGCTTGCGTTGTTCGGCAAGCACTCTTGCTGCTTCTCGTTCAGCGATGACTCTCGCCTCTTTTTCTTGTTGCACCTGCTCTCGTTTCGCTGGGGGGTCACAGTGGATCCAGCACAAGCCACCATGGTGGGTTGCGGGGTAGTAGTTGCAGTAGTTGCACAGGGGAATTCGCCGACGAATCAGAGCGGCACGGGTTTCTGCGTTCGAAGACATTTTCGATTTTGTCCTGTTCTAGTCAATTAGACTGTCAATTTTTCACTAATATTGCCGGGCTTGCACCAGTGTCTTAGTCTACACAAAGCGCCTCGTATTTATTTGTACTAACTTACTAACTTACTAACTAACTTACTTCTTGTTCTTGAGGACATCGGCGAACGAGATGCCTGGTTTTCGAGCAGAGTTCAATCGAATGGTTGCCAACTCTTGCTTGCGTCGTTCGACAAGCGCTCTGGCTGCTTCCTGTTCAGCGAGAACTCTGGCTGCTTCCTGTTCGGCAAGCACTCTGGCTGCGAGAACTCTGGCTGCTTCTCTTTCGGCAAGCACTCTGGCTGCTTCTCGTTTGGCGATGTCTCGCGCCTCTCTTTCTGGTCGCTCCCTTTCCCATCTCGCTTCGGATTCGAGGTGTTGCTGCACACAGTGCATGCAGCACACGCCTTCGCTTGCGGGGTAGTAGTCGCAGTAGGCACACGTGCGAAAGCGAGGCAGGGCACCAACGAGGCGAGTGTTTGCTTTCGATTTCGAAGACATTTTCGATTTCCGAAGAGTTGGGTTTGTCTAAGGTATACTATATCGGTCAATTTACCTTAAAGTAGGGTTCTAGATAATTTATATATAAAAATAGGATATAACAAAATATCTTCTCTATAAGTAGAAAAAGAACATGGCACGTTTCAAAGATAAAACACTAGAAGAAAGAAAGAAGTTTGCCCAGTCGATCCTAGCAAAATATCCGGATAAGTTTCCCGTTATCATTGAAAGTAATAAGGATACCGATTTACCTATGCATAAGTTTATTGTCCCACAAGACTTAACAGTAGGTCAATTACTATATATGATTCGTAAACGAACGAAACTAAATGAGCAAGAAGCTCTCTATGTATTTTTTAAAAATAGCTTACTAAATACAAATACACTTATGACAGAAGTGTATCGAGACTACAAAGATGTAGATGGAATTTTATATGGCGTCTATGCTAAAGAAAATACATTTGGTGGCTTATGCTAACCTACATTGCGTTTACGCAATGATTTGGTTAATCTTGTACCCACATCCTGTTTCACAGGATGATTTGGTTGATAATAATTTTTAATATTAGATTGGATAAAAATGATCTAATCAAATATTAATTACATACGGGGCTCTTCTATTCCGAAATTCTTTTTTAAATAAGCATTTACGGTATGATGAGCAACTACGAAAACAATGGCATGTAATGCGGTTGTTAAGTATAAGTTATTGGTGGGGATGGTAAATAAGATTCCAGGGACACATAGGAAAAAGACAATTGCGCAAATAAAGTTGATCCACATTTTTGTAATACATTAGATAATTAATTGTCTTCTATCTTCTTGTATTCTTCTTCTACCGTATCTTCCGTCCATTTATAGCGTTTGATAAGGTATCTAAATATTTCTCGCAAATAGTCTTCTCTGGATTGTCCACCTTGTAAACAAACGTAACAGTTTGATATATCAGCTAATTCATCTATGTAGATCATTTCATCGGAATCACTATAACGAACCTTACCGTTATATGCTATAAGATAATGGTTATTGGGTACAGCATCTTCTTTTATGAAATAAAGGTAACATTTTGGAAAGTAAACGGTATATTCATAAAAGAGTTCGCTAACAAGTTGAGCATTCTGCATTTTCTTTACTCTAGAAAGAGATTAAAATTGTAACTGTGAAAAACTTCCCGCAACATAATGGTGATGTAGGAATCCTACTAGACCTAGTAGTACATCGAGTAATAACCATATCCAAGCGTTTGGGTTCTTATAAATAGCAGAATAGGCGAATAGTAAATATAGAACAGCGTGAATAGGACGCATTCGATTCCACCAAATCTTATCGCCGAATACTTCTGCACCGGTTTCCCTAGAATCTGTTAAATAAATATAGATGAATCCCATTGCTGGTAAGATAGATAGATATCCTAAATAAGGGAGATAATCAAGTGAAATCGTTTTTGAAATGTACACAAAAAGGGACCGTATACCCATACAACCAATTAAAAAAAGGCAAAAACGTTTCGTTATGTTATTCATATTATTATAGCGTGTGATAATAATATGGTCACGGTATTAAATCTCGTATTATACAACGAGTCATCTCAAGATGAACAAAAAATGAAAGCTATTTTAGAAAGATTACAAAGAGAACAAAAACATGGACATACAGTGATCCAATATTTTTACACCTATTCGGATACACTAGAGGGTCTAGTGGACGATGTGCTTTATATAAAGGGTGTAGAATCATTATTACCAGGTGTATTAGATAAGACCATTAGTGCAATCGAATGGTGTAATCATATTTCATTTGATTATTTAGTGAGGAGTAACATTTCAACCGTGATTGATTTTAACAATCTACCCTATCAAGAACTAGAAAATCATAGTATCGTCTATGCATCCCCTCTTATCAATACCTTAACATGGACGGACCCTGGTTCCGGAATCCATACAGATGTGTATAGAGGAACAGGATTTGCAAGTGGAACTAGTATTATTATGAACCGAGGTGCAGTAGATTATTTAATCCTAAACAAAGATAAAATAAATAGAGATATTATTGATGATGTTTCGATAGGAATCCTAATGAACAGTGTGACTAAACCCTTTCAACTTTCTACACCGCTAATTATTAATGATTCAAGTAAATTAGGTGTTTTCTATCGGAATCGATCATGGGCTCAAACCAGAAAAAGGGATATTAAACGAATGTCAGAAATTGTGAGTATTTTACTAGATAACCTTAAATAAGTACTTTATTTTTGGATCCATTCAGACTTAAACTGCCGGTATGGGAAATACCATTATATTCTACGTAAACAAGCGGATTTTTAAAAAAAGCAGCAGTAATTTGGTTTTCTCTATATAATTTACCTAAATACACATCAAGAGCATATCGCATCGGGGTAGATAGTCGTAATAGTTTATCATAAGCGTGGTCAGAAATGGAACAGGCAAAGGTTCCTAAAAAAGCATGATTTAGTTCATCTTTGTCATTTAGACAACCAACTGGATATTCAACTTGTTTATCATTAATCGGCTTAGAGGGGCAAACCCAATGAACATTATTGGATCCTTCTTTTTTTCTTTTTTGGTTCCAATATTCATGACTTGTACCTAAAAATAAAATATCTTCTTTCATGTTTTTTAGTTCACTGAATTGTTGGATAAAATCAGGAACAAAAAAGACATCATCTTCTAGGAAAAGAATGTTACGATACCCTTTTTCTTTTGCATCACGAATGACCTTAATAAAAGAATAATAATAAGCAATTTGACCTGGTCTAAAATTAGCATCAATTTTCTTAGAAACATGGTTGTATTGTTGTAGAGTTTGATTGAGTTGTTTTACAAATACTCGTTTCTTTTCAAAGTCTTCTGTTGCATAGATTTCTTTTGCAAATGGCAGTTCAGTACTACCATCGATTCCTTCCCATCGAACAATATTAGTATTGGAAGAATCAATACCTAATTTTTTTAATCTTCCTAACACTTCCTCGTATCTCTCTTTCATTCGAGCAAGGTTTAATATATAAATACAATCCCAGTACATCTTACTAAAGAAAAAGATAAAAATTCGAGAAAGGTTAAAATTGAAAAACCGTTTACTATTCTAGCAAACCCTATAAATCATGAGTGAAGAAACAAAGTGCTGGGGGTGCCGCGAAGATCAAGCTAATCAACAGGCACATATGGATCCAGGTGGTTGTCTCGCGGAACCAGAGGTAGAGACGAAACCTACGGTAACATGCGAGGGTTGTCTAGACAATAGCATGAATGAACTCGATCACATGGAAATGGGTGGTTGCATCAATGGAAATTGTCACCCATCGGATGAACACTATCCAAAGCGTCTAGACTCAAATATCATCTACCTTCAAAACCTACCCTATCGATACGATAATCAAACCAATCTTCTCTACACAGAAAATAATCGTCCGATTTGTCATTACGACCCAAAGACGCGCCAATTGTCGCCACTATAATATATCTATGCGTCTTTAATAAATCGTCTTTGACTGATGATTTAGTTCATATGCAAATTGTAGTTCTTTCAATACGCTTTGCTTTTTCCGGTTGCTCAAGGATTCATATTCTGCATATTGTTCTAGTACGAGAGAGTCATCTTCATAGAGTGCTTTCATTAGACTAACAATATAGAGCATATGGAGACCATTTACTGTCTCTTTTTTTTCCTCCGGTCTTTTTTCCTCCGGTCTTTTTTCCTCCGGTTTTTTAATATTATTATTAGAGTAGACTGCACCAGAGCGAGTAAGAACCATATTATTTAATGTGTCTTAGATACCCAAACAAGTTTTTCAATTCTGCATGTAAAAAATATTTAGTATAATATGTCTAGTCCTCCCCAAGAATGGATTTCACAGGTTGACCAATCTTTACTCGATGCCATAGAGAATGGTTTACCGATTGATGAAATCCTTTATGGCGATCACTATGTAAATATAAATGTGAAAACATTAACACAAGAAACACCGTTACATATAGCGGTTCGCACAAACCAAATTTCTATTTTTACTGCATTATTAAATAATCATAATACAATACTTAATGTTCAAAATGCATATGGGGATACACCTCTTCATATTGCGATTCGTCTAGGACATGCTGAAATGGCGAAAAGATTATTGGTCGATTGGCGTGTAAATCAGTTTCTAGTAAATAAAAATAAAGAAACCATTTTACATTTGGTGATTAGTAAAAAACGATTTGAACTATATGATCTAGTAAAAAAAGAAGAGGTAAAAAAGAGAGATATTTTAGGTTACTCTGCTTTTATGTATGCAATTATAGGATTACATGAAACAGATGATTCTAGATATATTCGCGTTATTGGAAATTTATTAGATCACGGGGCAATCGTAGAAATCCCAGAAATAATGGATGACATAGGCGATATATGGAAGCATTTTATTCACCATCCAAATTTTCAGCTAGATGCAGAAATTAAAGAAGAAAATACATTATTTAGTTATTGTTGTGCTAAAGGAGATAAAGAACTATTAAATCAATTATTAAGTCATCCTCGAATGAACTTTGATCAGTTTGAAAAAAATGTATTTATAGCTATTAAAAATCGTCATTTTGATTTAGTAAGAACCTTATTGACAATGGATGTAGAATATAATAAAACACAACTATCAAATATATCAAAACAATTGTTTTTTTTGAATATATCAGATGAAGATGAATTATCTAAGATTTTAGATATATTAGTTTTGAGCAAACGGATTACACCGGTTGAAATTATTCGGAATAGTTTAGTTTATTTACGCTTAACTTTATTTAAAAAATTTATTACTTTGGAATCTATACAGACGATACTTATTCAAAATGAATCAATTGTTGTAGTATGTTGTATTATTTATCCTGATTTATTTAATGATATGATACAACGTTTTGTCATTGGTAATGAAATTATTGATTCGCGTGGCAATAACCTATTGAATCTAGTGATGCAACAAGGATTATATTCGAGTCAGGTTATCCGAACACTATTAAAAAACGGTTGTGATCCAAATCTACCAAATGATACTGGACATCTGGCACTTGACTATGCTATTATCTATCATAAAAGAGAAGCGATACAAATATTGATGCCGTGTACGATTCTTACAGCGGAGAAACGTTTGAAACTAATTACGGAAAATCATAATATACCATCCTATATTTTGACACCATTATTCCAGTTTAATTGGTTTGAAATGATTAAGACCATGAAGATCGGGACATATCGTACGATATTGTATTATATTATGGACAGTGGCTTACCACATAAACGGGAAATCTTATTTTATATGATTGGTAAACAAGATGGATACCAAACCTATATAGAGTTATGTAAAAAATTAAAACATGTGTCGATAGAACATAGTCATAATACGATCGACATATGGACAATGGAAGTTATGGAATCCGAAAATATTATACAATATGGCGAGCCTATTCAAGGGAAGTATAAAACTCTAACAATAGAATCTATTATAGAAATGGTACGACAAACAGAAGAATATGTATCACTTAGTTACATAAAAGATCCATTTGATCGCACGGTTCTACATGAACAAACTACTTATCCTACGGGTTATCCGGTATTTATTGAAGTATTGATTCGTAAATTATTAGAATGATTATTCTATTTGGTCTTTTTTTAGCGGAGAGTCTGTAATGTTGGTACCGCAATAGCGGATAGGTTTAGACTGAAAATCTTGAAAGCTATAAACACCTTTTTGAATTGCGTGTTTTAGGATAAATCGAAAATTATCCCAAAATTCTTGAGTATGACCAATGCTTTCTGTCATTAAATGTGCCAATTCATGTAATGCAACAAAAGTAATAGTATTGATATCATGTAATTTCTGATCGTCTTTAGAACGTAAACAGAATACAATTTTTTCACCTTTGTTTACAGAATAACTAGTGTATTCAGATGTAGGGGAACTTTCGGAAATTTTATAAGGATTAAAACGTTTCTTTAATCGCTTCACGCGAGAATCTTTTGGAAACTTATCCGTCATTGTTTCAACAACATCCGTAAGCTTAGAACGAATGGTAGATAACATATCGGCAGCTTGTTTGGAATCTGTACGGTTTCGAACGAGATAATCGGTATTATCAATACCAGACCGTACATATTTTACGTCATTGATATAATCATTCTCTAGAAACATGTAAAAAGATAAAACAAGGATCAAAACGATGGTACATTTAACAAAAGTGAGTTGTTCCATAGAATAGACGAATCTAATGGAAAGTTAGATTTTTTTATTGGGGTTTAATATTTCATAAATAATATAACTATATTATACTATATATCATGGATTTTTTTCATTGGGAGTATTACCGAGAACTTAATCCGGATCTATACTGGCAAGGTTATGAAACACAAGTACAATGTACTCAACATTATAAAAGTCATGGTATAACGGAAAAAAGGAAATATCGTTTTTGTGACTTATTTCCAGATTTTGACTGGATTGAATACCAAAAACAAAACCCGACCTTAGTTTTACCGAATCGATTTGCATATGAACATCATTATTTTAGCATTGGACGATTTCAAAATCTATATTACCCTGTTGTAAAAAAAATAGAAGATAGTAATCAAGTACCTAAAGAAACAATAAAAAATGTAATTTCATTACCTGAGGAAGTACCTAAAGAAACAATAAAAAATGTAATTTCATTACCTGAGGAAGTACCTAAAGAAACAATAAAAAATGTAATTTCAATACCCAATAAGGAATCTATTAAATTAGTAGAACCTCCTAGTAAAATAATTGATGCACCAGCGATCAACAAGCCAGAATTATCGTTAGTTTTAAAAGATAAAATACAGATTCAGATTCTCGAAAAACCTAAACCCAAAATAGGATTATTTTTAACCGGATGGGGCGAGCCTTATGTGCAAAAAAAGAAAGAAATATTGCTTCATAATTTAAAAGTTATCAAAACCTGGAAACAGGAGTATCAACTTGATTTATATATTTATCTTTATACACCGAGTTGTCTCGATATATTAAGAGAAATACCTTTTTTAGATTATGTATCAAATATAGTTATTGTTCCTAAGCCAGGAATTGTAGGAGAGTTTATTTATCGCGACGTTTCTAAATTGTATACTAAGTATGATTATGTTATTTTATTTCTAGATGATATTGAATTTTCTCCACATTGTTCTTTAGATAAACTCATATCTATCTATACACGCGAACGGATTGATATTTTAGCATTACCCCTTACGGTAACATCTCCTCATAACTATAGTTTTATGTTACAAGATATAAGTATGATTCAACAAGGATATACCTATCGAGAAACGAATTTTGCAGAATTGTTTTTTTATTTACTTTCTTCTAAAAACTTTAAAAACTATCTAAAGTTTTTTACAAATGCTACTAGATGGTGTTGGGGGATTGACCTAACATTATATCCAAATGGTATTAGAATTGGAATAGCAGAAACCTATCCATTAAAACATTATTTTAAAGCCGTTAGTTATCAAAAACATTTACCGGATCCGTTAGTGGAATTGAATGTAGTCTGTGGGACAAAAGTTAAAATAAAAGATAAAGTTAATTTACGAAAAGAAAAATATTAGTTTGAAATAGATGAATTTACCAGAAATCATTTCGGAATTCAAGGGTAAGAAATCAAATAATCCGCCATTGAACTGGGATACCTACAAAAAACATAATTTAGATATACAACATACCAATATAATAGAGCATTGGTTTAAACATGGTAAACATGAAAATCGTTGTTATTCTGATGTAAACACTGAACTTGTTGAAAATTGGAGTAAAATTACTGGATATCTTCATGCAAATCATGCTCCATCTGATAATTGGGCATTTATTATTACAACATGTGTTAGAAATAAAGTACATATGGAATATTTAAAACAATGTATTCGGCATATTCGATATTTATATCCGGTTACTCATATATATATCATTAATGATTCTTCTTTATTGCCGCTTGATATTAAAATGACCCCAAATATGCAAATTGTAGATCCAATTGCGCCAGCAGCTGGTGAATTAAATCCATATTTATTTGCAATGACACCAGAATGTAAACATGAAAAATTAGTCTATATTCATGACACTATGTTTTTAAAGAAAAAAATAGATACCTATCTTCAACGATCTAGAGAAGTTGATTTTTTATGGTATGATGTAACAGCAATTGATAATGATACAGTAAGAATGGAAAATAAGGATATTTTAAACAATCTGTTTTTCTATATTAGTAATACCAAAATTTCTGTATTTAATATGATTCGATATATGAAACATTTTAATATTGGGTTTACCGTAAAATTTGGCTCCATGGCTATTTTTACAAAACGTTTTGCAGAAAAACTAGATATTGTTACAAATATTAAAGAAGCTGCAATC